TCATCCATCCACCCATTAAGGCGTTGTCCTGACCGTACTTGATATATTCCTGAACATCCCATTTCAGTTCTTTCAGGTCAGAAGCGGAAAGCCATTGGCGGGCTTCTGCCATCGTGATCCCGTTGTTATCGGCAAAACGCTGATACCACCGGGCAATCTGACCTTCAATCTGCTTTTGGGCTTCATTGTACTGCTGCACGATTTCCCCAAGGGCTGAACCGCCTATTTGGTTCTGTGCAATTTCAAGCTGTTCAAAACGCTGCTTCCAGTAATCACTATTCTTCATCTACTTCACCGCCTTTTTGCTGTGAAGCCCCTTGCTGGTGCGGGTTCGGTGCAAAAGGATTATAAGCATTGGCTTCTGCTTCCTCTTTTTCCTTTTGCTTCTGTTCTTCAAGCCTATCCATTTCTTTCTGCACATCATCCACCCACGGGTGCATACCAATGATGGTTTCATCCGAAAGAATACCAACGGATTTTGCACAATTATCAATGGCTTCACTTTCGTTTATGAGAATATCCCGGTTGAAAATGATATTCACATCTTCCCCTTCAAAATCCCCATAACCGGAATTGGCAAGATAAGCGTTTACAAACCAAAGCACATCTTCAAAAGCCGCTTGCAGTTCGGTTTCCATATCGTTAGCATCCAAATCAATATCAGAATACATTGATTGAATGTTCATCTGATTAGGATTGCCGGACAACCTATCATCTTTGGCATCATACCCCATGCCGTTTTCAATGATAGCCTTTTTGAATATCTCCAAAATAGCCTTGTAGTTTTCGGAATTGACGGTGATTTCAAGGGTTTCAACCCCGCCTTTGGTTTCCCCATCATAGCGAACCTTCACCGCCCCAAAAGTGGCAAGGTTGCGCCGGAATTCTCCTAAATTCGTGCCATCATAGTTTTTCAGAACAAGGATAGTGTTTCGGGTGTCCTCTTGCATACCATTTTCAAAGTCAGACAGCATAATATTGATACCGTCCTGCAAAGATTTCACCTTTTTTATCAGCGGGGTTTCCTGTTCATTGTATTTCAGCGGGATAAGCGGAACCCGTGTCCAGTTAAAGCCCTGAACTTCCCCGTTTTCATTCATAGTCATAACGTGGTAAGAATCAGAGTTTTCCTGATTGACAACATCAGGGATTAGCACACCACCATCTAAAATAAACCTATGTACCCCGTCTAAATCGTACACTTCAACCTTTTCAATTACCACGGGGGATATACCTTCATACCCAACCACCAAATACAGGCGCACCGCATAATCAAGGATTGTGTGTTCGTTATCCTTCCAAAAGGGAAGAATTTCATATCCGGGGAACAGACGGAAGGAAAATTCCCCCGTTTCCGTATAATACGGATAAAGCCAGCAAATACCGCTGTTCATCATAGCCTTTCCAGCGTTCTTGATTGTTTTCATAAATCGCTTGTTGAAAACCTTTTTCAAAAGTTCAACGTACTGTTCATTATTACAATCAATGGCAAAAGGTTGTCCCAAAAGATAATTTGCTTTCTGATTGACAAGCTTTGCATACTGATTATCAATCACCCGATTATTCGGAAGATTATCAACCACTTGCAGCTTGCCATCTTCACCGATCATGGTTCTTTTGCGGGTTAAAATGTCGTGTTCATTATCATAGTACAAATGACCTTTGATCTGCATGATACGCTGCGGGCTGTTTTTCCACTTTTCAATTTCCCGTTCAAGGAATTCTTTATCGTGCATTTTTCCATGAACACCTTGCAAAGCCCAATTTGACACACGCAAAGCCATGTTTCCGACAAAGCCAAACACTTCATTTCACCCCTTTCTATTGCGTAATAAAGACAAAGCCCCGGAAACACAAGCTTTCCAAGGGCATTTGATACTAATTTGTTATTGAAGGGCAGTTATGCAAGCACCATAGGCGGCATCCACTAAGCCGCCCCGGAGGTCAGGTATTTGACAGCCAAAGGCTGCTGATACTGTACATCCTGCCCGGAAATATCAATCAAAACTGAATGTGTCAGGCAGAAGAAGCTTAGAAACACCGTACCGCATGGAATCCATACCATGCGAAAATTCGTGATCCGGCTTATCGGTCAATTTCCCGTCTTTATCTTTCGCCCAACAATAATTGCTGATTTCTTTGTAGAACTCTGTACATCGTGGGTGAACCACAATTTCATAGTTCTGTATAAGCTGAATACCGTGGTTCACACTGTCCTTGCCCTTGCGGGAAGGTTCAGCCTTGATACCTTCATCCTGCAATTCGGCAATGCTCTTTGGCTCTGCTGAATCGCAAACAATGCGCTGCCCACCATAGCCCATTTTTTTAATCTGTTCAGCTATGGTTTTGTTGGTAACGCCTGTTTTATACCATTCATCGAAAATGTAGATACGCATTGCAGCGTTATCCACCATTTCACACACAAAGGCGTTCGGATCAGTAAAACCAAAGTCAAGGTTAAAGGCTGCCTTGATACCCTTGATTTTTCGGATTTCATCAATATCAAAATCATCAACCCGAACATTGGTATAGATCAGCCCTTCCGCAATACCCCAATCCCCATCACCTTCAATGCGGTAACGGCGGGGATTTTGAACCTTCATTTTCAAGAAAATGTTGCGGTCAGCTTCATCCAGCCATTCATTGCATTGCCATGTGGTAGTTTTGGTGAAGGTATCTTCATCCGGGGTATCAAAGAAGCGGGCTTTCAGCCAACTTGTTGCACTCCACGGGTTGAAGGTCATTGTAATCTGCTTAAAATATCCTTCCGGGACTTCACCACGGATAGACAAATCAAGCTTATTGAAATCATCTTCATTTGTGATTTCATAGGCTTCTTCAATCCACACCCAACATAGAACACCTTTATCAACGGAAATTGAAGTAATCTTCAAACCATCGTCAAGCCCACGGAACAAAATTTTTTGCCCGGTCTTTATGCGGGTGATCTGCATGGGGGACACGGTACAATCAAAGTACCCGTCAAAGCCCAACCTGTGAATCGCCCATTTCAAATCACTGTAAACAGAATCTCGCAAGGTATTTGAATACCGCCGAACGCATAAGCCGTTACTTTCGGGATATTCAAACAGGCGATAAATCATGTTCAAAGCGGTTGTTTTGCTTTTCTTTGATCCACGGCTGCCCTTGCAAACTCTGTATCTCTGCCGACAATTCCAGAAATCAGCATAGTTCTTTCCAACGGTTTCTTGCAATGATACTTTCATGCAATCACCGCCTTATTCTTTTAGGTCATTCACAATAACCACGGGTTCAAGGTCAATCCCGACATTATCTTTGAACATACCGTACCGCTTTCCAATCAGTTCAGCGGCTTTCAACCGTTCCTTTGCAGAAACGTCAATATCAGCGATTTTTTGAACACCATCACCGATAAGCTGCAAAGTCTGTTCCGTATGTTGTCCCCGCATTACAGCGGTCAGGTATTCAAGAACTTCCTGTGCATCAGCGGTCTTTTCATTGTGAATTCGTTCAAGCTGTTCATCAATATAGGCTTTCAGGTTAGCATTTGTTAGCATTTTAGCCCCTGTCACCTTTGCAGTTTTCGGAGAATACCCCGCCCGGATTGCTGCCTGTGTAGCATTGCAATCAATCAGGTATTCATCACAAAACCGCTTCTGTCTTGCGTTCATAGCAACAACCCCTTTCTGCAAATTTCCGTCCTAAAAAAGATTTCCCGGTGGGTAGGAGTTCAGCGGGTTGCCCATGCCCGCCTATGAAAACCCCACCGGGAAATGAAAAAATCTGCAAAGCTTTCACCTTGCAGATTTTTCACCCTATCATAATAGCACATACATATATAAGTTACCACGGGACAGACATAGGTTTTCATTGGGTGAGATAGGTTTTTTCAAATTCTTTAAGCGCATACCCGTGAAGTTCTATGGTGTATTGGTATGTAAAATCTAATTCAAAAGCGATTTCTTCAAACTTTTTGAATTCAACATACCGCTTGAACAGAAGCTTAATGTAATTAGGATTGTCTAACCCCTGAATCTGATTGATAATCTTGTGCTTCCGGTCAACAAAATCATCAATTTCCCGGTTGATTTCTTCATTCAGATCAACAATCCGGCTTACTGTCCTTACATACGGCGCATCACCGGAAGGGCTTGTCTGCACCCGTTCTTTTGAATAATCAAACCCGCCGATACAGGTTGACTTTACCTTCAAATCGTCTAATTCCTTGATTTTCTGATCTATGACGGTATCTAACCGCCGTAACTGCTGCAAATATTCTTTCGCCCGCATGGTACAACTTCCTTTCCTAACTTGAATTTATCTTGAATGTGTAAAAAGCCTTGATTCTATCTGTATTTGAGAAAAAGCGCATATAGCTTCATTCAACTTCAACTTGTTGTTTCTCTTTATATTATTTTTTGTGAAAAAATAGTAAGTCACAAAACTATAAAAATACCATTTATAAAGAACATGAAAACAACTTGAATAACTTGAATGAATATTAGAAAATTAGCATAATATCAAGCTTTTTCATCATTCAAGTTTTAACAACTACAACTTGAATGTATCTTGAATATCAAGTTGAATGTTTTGAAAATTTACTTTCAAAATTATCACAAAGCATCTGAATCCATTCTTTGCGGGCAATCTGATTGATCCAGCGGGTAGGTATGCCGTTTTTACCACCACAACCATAAACAATCCCGGCAAGCCCGCCTGCCACCGCTGCCACTGTGTCAGTATCTTCACCCAAATTCACGGCGGTAAGCACACAATCCTTGTAAGTGTTGGTTGCCCATAAACACCAAAGGGCGGCTTCCAGTGTGTCAACCACATACCCGGAACTTTTGATTTCATCCCGGTTCAGTTCACCAATATAGGCAATCCGTTCAAATTCCTTCATCTGTGTAACGGGTGGAAGATAAGCCAAAGAACAGATTGCTTCCTTTATCGGCGTTCCTTCAATAAGCTTTCCGGCAAGGTGAACATATAAGCGGCAAGCAGTTTGCGAAATCTCATGTGCGTGTGTCAGCTTACCAACCTTCAAAATATCCTGTGCAGTATGGGGGATGAACGCCAGTGGAAGAATACGCATTAAAGCACCGTTGCCGTTATCCATGCGGGTTTTGCCACCACAGTTCAAAGGTTCAACGCCGTTCGCATATCTTGAAATTGCCTTTCTTGTGCTGCCGCCCACATCAAACACCTTCCCATAAGGGGTATATGCCCCATCATCCAGCCATAAGAAGAAATTGTTCATTATATCAGCCGGATCAATCTTCCCCTTTCTTCCCATGCTTGCAACCGTGGCAAGTGTCAAACTGCTATCATCCGACCAAGTACCGGGCGGCTGATTGTAAGTCCCGTACCCGGTCATTTTATCCGCCTTGAAAGTATCACGCTTCTTAAACTCAAACGGAACACCAACCGCATCAGCGACAACCAAACCCATAATTCCATCATATATCTTCATTTTCTACACCACCATTTCAATTTATTTTTGAATTTTTGAACAAATTCTTTTCGCCTTGCTCTTTTTTGCGCCTGTTTCTTTGTCCATTCTTGAATATATTTCAACTGATCCAAATCATCCTGTTCACGGCTCATAATCACACCCCCAAAATACGGGCTGCAACCATATCTGCGGTATGAGTGTAAAGCACGTTCGGAAAATGTGTCACGGATCGCCCGTAGCTGTTCCAATGCTCTTTATCATCAAAAGCCCCCATGTGCCACCTGATACAAAGCATTTCTTCATCTGTAAGGTTCATGTGCTGTTGCAGCATAATCACCGACTTTTCACCATGTCCCGGAAGAAAGGTTGCATTGTTATATTCCCACGCTTCATTCCCCGAATATGTGTAATTATCAATCTTACACAAATCATGGAACATACCCACAATATAGGGGCTGCGCTCTTTCATCCACGATAACCCAAGCCGTTCTGTGAAGGAAAGAAGCGTTTTGGTTACTGCAAAGCTATGATCGAACAACGCCCCTGTATATGCCCCGTGGTGATGAATAGAAGCCGGGGCTGTGAAAAATCCATTGGCAATCAGCCAATTCCTGAATTCCTTTGAAATATAAGGGTTCATTAACTTTTCAAACTGTTCAATTCTATCTGCTTCACTAAAATTATTCATCATCCGAACCCCCTTCATAAATTGCAAGTGTCATATCTACCTTATATGGTTTACCACCAATAAACTTTGTTTTCAGGGTATAATCTTCAACACCAATCACAAGAACCGCATTATTAAATACAGTTACAAATTCGTCCCCTTCTTCAAGCTTAACATCTTCTCCAAATTCCTTCTTGAATTCTTCAAAAGCTGCCCCGATTGCTTCATCAAGCTGTTTCATCATATCCATTATTTGAACTCCCTTCCGGTTTTGGTATCTTTGATTTTTACCCGTTCAATCAATTCAAAGCCACATGAACGAATAATAAACTTCAACACTTTTATCAGGTCATAAGCCCGTTTTTCTGTTTCGCTTTCTTCTCTGATAATCTCCTTTGTGCCATAATAAGCCGTAGGATCGGCATAACCCTCGCTGTTATATTTTGGATTATTCATCTTGCACCCCTTTCAATTTATCCACTTGATTATAGGATCGCCCTTGAACCCCTTTTCCCAAACGAACCACGCATAAGCAACCGCACTTGACGGGTATTTCTCAAATTCCCCATTCATAGCGCATATAAGGCGGGAAGAACTAACATATACCACCTTTGGGGGATTATGTAGAAAGAACTGCTTGCGGCTCTTTCCTTCAAGGAATTGCAGTTTCAGGAACATTGCCACTTTCTTTCCCGGCTGCACACTGTCCAACGCCTTTTGAACAAATTCCAAAGCGTATTTGTAAGGCGGGTTTGTGATAATATCCCCTTCAAAATCTTCCAAAGTATCTTTCAGGAAGTCCAGCGGTTCAGGATCACCAAAGCCCCGATATATTAAATCTGTGCTGATAACCTCGAAGCCGTGTTCTTCAAGCACTTTTGACAAATGCCCTTCACCGCAAGCACATTCCCAAATGACAGGTGAAAAATCTTCCTCTGCAAGCAGAAGTTCCATTGCTTTAGGCTCTGTGGCATAATAATCATGTTGCTGCCGTTCTTTGTCCGTGTGGTTTGAAGCACCAAGGGTTGTATAAATGCTACGCTGGTTGCCTGTCCAGTCAAGCCCTTGTCTGCTCTCTCTCTGCTCATTCAAAAAATTCACCTTCTTTACTCTGCCGGAACGAAAATCCGGTGTTTTCTTCCATTCAGCCATTTATCTACAACCTTCATATTCAAAATCCTGTTCACTTGCTTTGAAAATTCAATATTGCTCATAGGCTGTAAGCTATTCGCAAGGCAATATTCCTGATACCGCTTATAAACCTTGTTTGTTGGCTCATTCTCAATTTGGAAATCTTCATCTTCACATTCCCGGAAGAAGCCAAGAATAGGGTTGTTGCTTTCCTCGTATTCGTCCATTGCCTTTTGAACTTTCGTTGAAAGTGTGAACTGTCTATTAGTAAGCACCCGCTTTAAGCCTGCAATACCCAAATTTATCAAGTATTCCATGACTTCATCAGTCTTTAACAGGTGCTTGATATACGGGTTGAAATCAGGATCGGAAGCACTGAACTTTGCATCAAAAGGAATAATTGTCAAACGCCGCTGCACCGCCCCCGTTTTATCCTTGATACGGGGAATGTTATTGGCTGAAAACAGAAGCTTTGAATAGTTGTTGAATTCAAAGGGGTTTTGCCCTTTTCGCTCTGCGGAAACTCTGTCACCTGTCACCAATTTCTTAAAAATGGCGGCATTGGCAATGAATTCATCCCCAATATCATCACCCACATTCGCAAGCTTGCCAAACAATTCAGCGGTTTTGAACCTGTCCCCAAGTTCTTTCAGGTCAAGGGAAGCAATATTTTCTTCCCCCAAAAGGTTCTGCACCATTGAAAGGAAGGTGCTTTTTCCGTTGGCCTTGTCCCCGGTCAGGATAAATGCCTTTCCAAGTTCATTCCTGCGATAGAAGCAATACCCAATGGCTTCTTCCAACAATGCCCTAATCTGTGGATCGTTACAGGCAATACGGTTCAGCACATCATCCGCAATCTTTGAATAAGTATCAGGATTATATTTCCACCTGATTTTGTTTGTGATAATGTGTTCCGGAGTAAACTCTATGAAGGAATCATCCACAATGTTATATAGCCCATTTTCAAAGGCAATCAGGTTTGCATCTTCCGCCCGTGTATTCTCACGGATCAAAATTTCAAGGTAGGCAAGAACTTCCGTCCTCTTTGCCCTGTTAAGCTGTGGAATATGCTGTATCATAGCAGCTTCAATTTCAGAATAGCCGGAAACATAGATACCATTCTTATAAATGTGAAGCTGATTATTGATTTTGATAATGTGGTTGTTGTTCTTCAAAAAGGTTGCGAATTTATCAAACAGGAAGCTTGATCCCGAAAAGAATACGGGCTTTTTGAACGCATCATCCCTAAGAACGGTTTCAATCTCACTATCAGACAGCGGGACTTTCAGCACATACTTATTGATAATCCTGATTGTTTCCCTTGCGTCACTGACTGAAAAATCATTCGCCTGCAAGGTCAAAATATAGTTGAACAGGGCTTGATTTCTCCCGTCTCCGGCATCCATATCAACGAATTCCATTTTTGACTTGATAGGAAAAAGCCAGCGGGGAAGGGGTTGGGCTTCCTCATTTTCTGCGGTGTCATAAAGAACTTCCCTTTGTCTGCCATCGTATTTCAGAACTTCATAGGAATTTCTTGTACCAAGCTTAATATCAGCAATCAACCCTATTGCCGTTCTGCGATCCGGCTTACCTGTCACATTGGAAGTAACGCCGCTGTTTTTGAACAGGAAATGTTTTCCTCGTGTGGTTTTATACACCCGGCAACACAATTTCAATTCTTGAACAATGTTAAACAGAATTTCCGATTCCTCAAAATTATCAATATCAATCAAAATCGTTTCTGCTGCCAAAATCCCGGCATACTCCGGCAATGACTGAACCTGTTCAAAGGTCTTGAAATCCGTCCTGCCCTTGAATTTCTCAATACATTTTTTATTTTTGGTTTCCACATAACCTTTGAAGAACAATTCCAATCACCACCTTACACCTTTTTTAGATATTCCAAATGTTCCAAGTATTGTTTCTTTTCCTGCTGGTGCTTCTTTGCCTGCCGCAAATAGTCCTTTTCCCATTCACGGTAATCTTTTAACCGCTCTTTTTCGGTTTTCAATTCTTCTTTTGTCAGCGGAACACCATTAGGGCGTTTTTTACTCTGCACCATTCGTCCGGTATCTGCCACCCGCTGCTTAAAATCCATGTACTTTTTCCCGCAACGCTGAAATTCAGCTTCACTTTCCGGGATTTTTTCTTGAAAGTAAACTTTCAATTTTTCAATCAATTCATCTGAATGTTGCCAGTCAAGGCGAATGATTTTGATAAGCTTTTTCAACCTTGCCTGACTGGTAGGAAAGAAGTTTTCTAAATGGATCACCATTCTTCCCGTTTCCCACTTAATATGTAAATCGTCCATCACATCACCCCAAAATCTGATAATCTTTTTCTTGCAAAGCTGATATACCATTCCCGATCCAGCTTGTCAGGAACGGAAACACCCTTCACATCATCATTCCAAATGAAGCAATGTTCAGGGGAATTCTGTAATTTTGCCGCCCGCTTTGTTGTGGCGTGAACTTTCTTTACACCCGGATCAGAATTTGATTTTGAAGCAAATATCCTGATACACTTTTCTTTTATCGGCTTATCGCCGTATAGAATGTGGGTGTACTTACTGCTAATCCTTGATACAAGCTGAAATTCCCGCAAATCGTCACACTCGTTCACCGTTCTTTCAACCGGAATACCTTTTATCATGTAATCCACCAAAGCCCGGTTGATAATCGGTAAATCATAACTAAGGTCATTCAGCTTCATCACATAGCCGCCCTTTGACTTTACCGCACCCGTTTCACGGTCAATCAAAAGATAATTGTTTACATCCTTTTGGTATATATCACCTATGAAGGTATCAAAATCCATCTTCATTCCTGTGCGTTGCTCCCACTCATAGACAATATCATCCAGCCTATCAAAATCCCGGTCATAGTCTTTAATTTTCACAATGATACCATCGGTGTTGTTTTGGATAAGTTCACAATACGGTTCAATGTGTTCAACCAAATCCAGTAATAAAAGCTGTCCATTTATGCAAATGCTATTGTTACTCATGGGATCATACAGGGAAGATTGCTTTTGCTTCATCTGCCCTGAAATGGCGTTGTCCATGATCTTGAATGGCTGTCTTGCTTTTTTGTCACCCTTCCGCTTGAATTCAATGTTTGAATCGTGGATGAACTCAAAATTTTCAGGGTGGTTCATAACCCGATACCCAAAGTGATATTTCTTCTGCAAAGAAGGGTAGTAGGCAGTCACATCAATAATCAGGAAAATGCCAGAAGATGAATATTTTGCCCTTGCGCCGTGTCCACCGCCCCAAGAAAAGGTGTGTCCCACCCCGGCAACCATCACTTTATCCTGCTTCCGGGTGTAATCGTGGTTTTCCGGCTGCCTGTACCAATCGGCAATGAAGCGATATTTTTTCAGGTCAAGGCAATCCAAAATTGGGAAATCAAATTCATCGTGAAAATCCTGCCCCTTCCTGTTACCGCCCAAGATTTCAGCCGCAAGCTGCGCTTTCGTCTTTGAAATAAAATCAATCGGAAGATTGAAATGCTTGATGAAATACATCATGGTATTAAATTCTTCCGTTCTTTTCAAGAATACCTGAACCGTATTGGAAACATCGTGCTTGCAGTATTTCACAGTTTCAGCAATTTCTTCTTCCGTCAGCTTTCTATCTATGTCAAAGGGAACGGAACTTTCCTTAATGTCATTCCCCATAAACCCTTCAAAGGATTTCAAGCCCCTGTCCGTCCCAAGCATCACATCATAGTTCAGAAGGGGGAACTGTTTGAAAAGGCTGCTATACTTCCAACCGGGATTTCCCCGCACAATGATATAATCGTTTACCTTCTTTGGATCGAACCCACAAAGGATTGCTTTCAATATATATTGATCGTAGTGACGGCTGTTAAATCCACACCATATTTCCTTTATATTTGCCTTATATAAGGCTTCAAGTTCTTCCGGGGAATTGATTATTACATGGGTTTTCCGGGTAGTCATATCCATAACCACAACAAGCCAATCATACTTGAAAACCTCAAAATCATAGAAAAGCATTTCTTCACCCCTTCCTAAAAGGGATATACCGGGCGGGGATTGCTCCCCGCCACGGCTTCCCGCTGCTTAATCTTCCAGAACGTAAACTTCCTTGATCTCGAACTCGTTGTAACCTTTGCTGTTTTCCCGGTAATCAAGGGAATATTCAAAGTTGTTGTCAATGGCTTCCATTACATCCATCAACATATCGTGATACTGCGCGTATGTTTTGAAGTGAACATCAATCGGATCAGCCATTTCAGAAATAAGGGAACGCACAAATTCATTGACAATATGAATTTGAAATCCCTGTGTAACCACCTGATTCATAAAGATCAAGCTGCCTTTGTACTCACCTTCAACAATCTTCATCCAGCAAGTAACCATCGGATCGCCCTTCTTGCTTTTTGTTAGTTCCAACTTCTGAACAGAGATTTCATAGGTATCATGGGGAACATCACGCCGCCCCCCATTTTCCGCCGCTTCCTCAACATCCTTTGCAAGTGCTTCCGTGTCAAACGCCTTATCAAATTCATCCCAAATATTAGCCATGATTATTTACCTTCCTTTTCTTATAATTTTGCGTACAGATTGCCTTTTGTCAGTTCAAATGCTTGCGCTTCTGAGAATCCTTCTTTCAGATAAGCAACATACAGTTCTTTTGCGACCTTTGCAGACTTAGCCGCCCTTGCTGCCGTGTCAACTTCTTTCGGTTTCGGAACTTCCTGCGACTTCTCAAACGGGGTGCGGCTGTTTCCGCTCATCTGACTGCGAATTGCACTTTTTACAATCGCATCCATTACTTCATCGGGTAAACCAAACATATTCATACTAAGTACCTACCTTTCTTTAATCTCTTGCCTTACGCTTACGGCGGGGCTTTTCTTCCTGTGCCGGGGTTTCAGGTGCTTCCGGGGGATTCATATTTCCTTTGAGCGGATCGGAATCATCCACTTCACCGCCGCCCGGTGTCCATGTTCCAGCTTCATCAAACGGCGGCTTATCGTCTGCGCTTTCCTGCGGCTCATTTACAGGCGTTTCCTGTTCGGGGGTATCACTTACCGTCTGTTCCTCTTTGGGGCTGTCCTGCGGCTTATCTGCGCCTGCTGCGGGGGCTTCCTCTGCCTTTTTCCGTCTTGCGGCTCTACTTGTAGTTTCAGATGCGGGAACAACCCCGGAAGCAGCGTTTTTATTGGCTTCATCGTAAACCGCAAACAAGGCGTTCACATCAAGGGGAATATCCTTTGCGGTAACTCTAAGCCGCCCGCCGCCGAAAATAACTTCATTCGACTTGAAGGAAAATGTGCGGGTGTCACCATCTGCCACGATACGGGCAACCACATCCACCATGCCGGCAACCTTGTTTGCAACCTTATCCTGCAAATTCGGCTTAATGGCTGTGATCTTATCGCCGCCCTTTTTGGTAATATCCTTGCTGGTGTCCTCATGGGAAATCAGAATGATATTTTCATAATCAAGGTTCATAAGGCGTTTCAGGGTATTCAGAAATTCACCCCTTACCTTGTCCCATGCCCGGAAAGAATCGTCCGATTCATGGGTGATCCCCATCTGCTGATACATATACAGGCGGCAATGCTCATACAAATCTTCCAGAAGGTCAACCACAATCGTTTTGAAAGTGTTTTCCTTCTTTTCCAGTTCGGAAATCGTGTCCTTAAACACATCCCAAGCAAGCGTTCTTTTCGTCTGCCTACCCTCAACCTTCACTTCATCCCTGATACGGACAAAAGGCGCATCAACGAACTTGATATTACCATCCGTGTTCAGCATAAGCGGATCGGGAAAGCTGTTTGCAAAGGTGGTTTTTCCGCAAAACGGAACACCATAAATCCAAAGCACACGCTTCTTGACTTCCTCAAGGTTTCTTCTTTTGTTTTCGGGCAACTTAATCATGTAATCCCATCCTTTCATACAATAATCTTGAAATTCACAAAAACGGCAAAGATAGCTTTTGTTTGCCTGCGGGAACTCTGTTTCATCATTCACCGCTTTTATTCCAAACAGGAAATCAATCACCTTTTTGGGATTGAACCCAATTTGAACAATTTTTACTTCAACCTTTGACAATTCACCTTTCAGGCGTTGCCTGAATTCCACCAAGGTTTCAGTTTTCTTCTGCTTGATAGATACCTTTGGGACAAACACAAGGTACATATCACGGATTTTCTTTCCGGGGTTGTCCCGCTCAAAGAAATATTTGTACAGGTGAAGTTGGTTGGACTGCTTATAGCCGGAAACATTGTTTGAATACTTGAAATCGTAAATATCGAATATATCAACGCTTTCCCCATACGGGTTTGTATAAGCATCCTTTGGCATCCACCCCATAGGGACAAGGTAATCAATGAATCCGTGGAAATCATCGTCTTTGATCTCAACCTCAAATTTTCCACCTTTGGGAATTGCCGACCTTGCAAGCGGAATCACTGTTTCAAGCTTTATCATTTCATGGATATGTTCATCCGTGATAATAGGGAAGCTGAAAGCATATTCGTGAAGTGCTTCTTCAAGGCTGCGTTCAATGCCTGTATGTAAGGCTGTTCCCAAAATCAAGGGGTTGTCTGCTTCCGCTGGTGTGTCGGCGGTTATCCCGTCCAAATATCGCATTTTGTACTTGAATTTGCATTTTTCAAAGCAATCAATGCTGGAATGTGAGTACCGCAATTTATCACCCCTTTCAAAAGTTCTTTGAATTGTTCAAACCCTTCCGGGTAAAGGAAAACCCCAATGCCCCCAGAATAGTTGATCCGGCTGATATTCAGCTTTTGCAGTTCGGAAGGTCTACCATTGGAAGCTTTGATTTCAACCGCCACCGTAACCCCGTTCACACAACATATAAGGTCAGGTATGCCAGACTTCTGAAAACCGCCGCCCCAAATTTTTGTGTACCATCCAACCATAGGGGCTTTCATTCTGTCCGTAGGAAATCCAGCCGGATAAATCCCCACGGAATGGAAGTATTTTTTGATCCGCCCCTCGAAAAGTTTTTCTTCTGCCACTTAATCACCACCTTTATTCCCTATTTTGTATATTTTAGGATTTGCTCTTCCCTTTTTGATAAGGTTGAATAAAAATCGAATGTCCGTTTTTGTAATGTCTCCAATGTCCACGTACATCCCAAGATTCAGCAACTCTTTCATATCCATTGTTTTTTCTCCCATAGTGGGTAATTGTGATATTTCCAATTCTTACAACGGATATCCCATCCTGTTTTTTGTGCTTAGTTTTGTGACGCTTTTCTAATTCTTTTCCTTCAATGTAGATCTCATTTTTCTTGCTGGTAGCAAACAATGTTTGAACACCTAAAATTAAGAAAACGCATTTCCGTAAAAAAGAACACATATTTGCATCTACTACCCCTTTATCATTAAGGAAATAGTTATCACACCAATTCACATCAAAATCAAAATAGTCAACTGATTTCTTAACATTTGGTGTAATTGAAATATCTTTAAGTTCAAATAAGCATTGATTATCAGTCCATTTCTCCTCATATCGCCCAATTATAATTTCAGAAAAATCATCTTTTAAATTAAAGGCTATAAGTGGATACATACCGGGATTGTCACCCGTAAAGGTCATTATTGAATTAAGTTCTGTTGTTCCAATAAGCCCTTCCCTGATTGGAAATCCTTTTTCAAATAGTTCAATTTTAATTTTCAAAGGAAGGTCATCCCCGTTTTTTAGGTCTATATATTGATTCCAAATTTTAATTGGAATATCTATCGCATTCATTTCATCACTCCTTTACCGTGATTTTCACGGAAGCGGAAACATTGGAAGTTTTAGAATACTTAGCTGCCACATCCGGCATTTCTTTTTTCAGCTTTGCGCTGTCAATCGTGGTGCGGGTTGTCGGGGCAACATAGGTGAACTTGATTTCCTCTGTCTCAAAGGTTTTCACCCCGTACTTCTCCATTGCCACCTGTAACTGCTGCCGCATAGCTTTTTCCTGATCCTCAATCGCCTTTTTCTGCAAAGTCAGGTTGGCAATCGCCTTGATAACCCCTGCCGCTTCCTGCTTCATTGTCACAAGGGCATTTTCATCATTGAACCTATCTTCACATTCAGAAGCCCTTTCCGGTTCATCCTCATAGTAGTTGCAAGCGTTGACACAACCTTCACGCTGTTCACATTCATAGCAGCAAATTTCTTTGCCACAATCAGGCTTTTCACCGCCCATAATCTGTTTACACTTAATCATTTTCAGCACTCCCTTCAATCGCCGCCCATCCTAAAATTTGGCGGTATGTTTCCTGTCTTTGCAGCACATCTTTTGAATAGTTACTTTCAAATATCCCTTGTTCCCATAGCTTAGAAGCACCGTTTTCACCCATGTTGTAAGCCATCAGGACTTTTGAAGTAGAATCGTACTTTTCAAACAACCCACGAAGGATAAACAACCCGGCTTTGATATTTTCATAGGGATCAATGAAATCCGTGATACCAAGTTCTTCTGTAAGCCATTCGTGGTTGCAAGCGTTGATCTGCATCAGCCCATAATCATTTGTTGAACTGATACCATCCGGCATAAAGCTGCTTTCCTTTGAGATAATCGCAAGAACAAGGGTATAATCAATGTCATAGGCTGCCGATAGGTAATAGGTGAATTCCTGCAAATCTTCCCCAAAGGTGACGGGAATTTCAGTGGTGAACACAAAATCATTTTCCAGTTCATAGGATTCAGGGAAGCCACCTTCATAGATTTTTCCGTCCGGCGCACCGTAAATAAGCACATTCGGGGAAGTTTCTTCCGGCTCAATGTCTGCCGCCCCGCTTTTTGGGATAAGAACCCCGATCCCCAAACCTATCAGGGAAAAGACGGCTGCCACAATCAGCCATGAAATCACGATCCTTCTACCTATCGAAGCTTTCTTGATATTTCTTGAATAGTTCATCGGTATAATCCTTTCTAAGTTCCAAAGTGTGAAGAATATCTTCTTCAACCGTACCGGGACAAATCATCTGATAATAGAAGCAAGGTTTTTTCTGCCCTATGCGGTGAATACGCTTTTTGGACTGTTCAAACAGTTCACTTCTATCTGTCATGGAAAAGTAAATGATTCTGTTTGCTTTCTGCAAATTCAGCCCCATAGCCCCGGCCTGATACTGAACGAATGTGATTGAATCGCTTGCAAATTCGTAAGAATCCAAATCTTTAATGCTGCCGTTCACGATAGAAACAGGTCTTTCCAGTTCGGCAATCGCTTCCTGCATTGTGTTCAATTCTTCATTGAAGTTATAGAACACAATCAACCGTTCTTCCGTGGACTGCACCAAATCCTTAAAGGCTGCCACCCGTCCTTTATTCAAATAGCTGCACATCATCCGGGCATATATCCGCTTTGAAAGAATGGTGTCCCCGATAAATTCCCGCCCATCAATGGTAATAACTGCATCCCGCATGAATTTTCTGTATTCCTTTGTTGGTTTGGAATATACCGGAATTACTACCTGTTCAGGAAGGTCAAAGACTTCTTCCGACTTCATAAAAATTGCCCCGTGTTCAGCCAGCTTCCGTTTCAGGCGGTCAACATTCTTATAACCCACAATTTGGGGAATCCTGAATCCGCTGTTGTGATCCTCGATCCACTCGATTTCAACATACTGCTTATAGAACAGGTCTTTGCTGATTTCCCACCCCAATAGGTGAAGCTGCGACCAAAGCTTTTCATATTTCCCGGCTGTTGGTGTGCCGGAAAGAAGGATCACATTTTTAGGCTTCATTTTCAGGATAAATTTTGACCGTTTAGCGGTTTCATTTTGGATAATGGAACTTTCATCAAGTACAAGGGTAAAACCGCTTATATGGGCAAAATATGAACGCCTGAACACTAAATCGTAGTTAATCACACCTACAAATCTTCCGACTGTGCCTTGAAATTCTTCAAACTGCTTTTTATTCGTCAGATCAAACACCCCCATAGGGTAATACTGCCGGAAATGTTCAACCCAATCTTGAATTTTTGATTTTTGGCAAATCAGAATGATATTTTCAGGAAATGAATTCGCCTTTTCGCTGCCTACAAAGGTTTTTCCCAAACCCATATCAAGGTAATAAGCAACCCGGTTGAATTTCTCTGTTTCCCGCAAGGCTCTTTGTTGGTGGGGAAATAGCTGCATATCAGCACCCCCTTATTCCATATCAACATCAACCCCGGTGATCTCTTTGAAGATTTCCTTGTCAAAGTTCGGAATTGCCTTGATAATAGATTTTTCATAGTCATTAAGCCCACGCCACCAAATAGAACCACATTCGGAATTGTCAAGCTGTTTCAGATAACCACCTGTGGTTTTGGCTTCCGGGTGTGCTGTCTTTTCTTCATCCGTCATATCCTCGAACCACACATATTCAAGAACATCACCCGGAATCTGATTCAGAAGATAACGGGCATCGCTATTCAGCCAATCCCTATAAGTCCAGTCAGACGGCTTATTGAACAGGTAAATTTTCGGTTCAACCGTATTAAAGCACCCGTTGGAAAAGCTGCACTTGTTCCAATCGCCGCTGTTGCAATCGCCGCTGTTCCGATTGCCGCTGTTCCGATTGCCGCTGTTGCAAAGTCCGGTGCAACCCTTTCCCGTATTCACAATTTCAAGAACTTCCTGCCAACTGATTTCACGGACAATTTCAAGGTAATTTGTGGCGCATTTGTCACCATCTTCAACGGTGCGTTCAGCAATGGCAATCACTTCCGCAACCTTGTTTTCCGGGTTAAAACTGTAATAATTGAAGCAGTCAGCCGCTTTCTTACAGAAGTGCATCCCTCTATCACAAACGGAAGGGGCAACATCTTCTTCAAATGCACCGGGGCAAGTGTACTGTTTGTCTCTGCAAGTCCAATCAGGATTGAACACTTTGAATCCTCTGATAACTCCTGTTTCACTCATTCGCTTAACCCTCACTTTCTAACTTCAAAGGAACTTTGATTCCTGTATATTCTGTAAACTTGACGGAAGAAATAAAGTAACTCCAATTCGTAAGCTTCACGGCATATCCCCACGGGAATGCACCATCACGCAAGCCCTGTTTCACCCACTCTTTGGACTTCCCCATCAACTTAGCTGCCAATGTAACCGGAAGATTGAAAACCCCGTCATGCTGAACCGTTGCAGCGGTTTCAAAGGTATCAAAGTAATCTTCCTGAACGCCCAATTTCCGGGCAATTTCCTTCTTCCTGTCTTTGGAAGGTTCATTCTTACCGGAAAGATACTGACTGATCGAAGATTTACCAATCCCGGTAAGGTCTGAAAGTTTGGACTGTGATAAATCCAGTTCGCCCATAAGGGCTTTCAATTTTTCTGCAAAACTCATTTTCACTTCATCCTTTCTTTTAGTTTTGAATCATCGGGCTTTTGTTGTACTGCTCTTTAACCCTGATACGATACTTGCCGCCTGCTTCCTCACGGGAAACAATGACAAAATCGGTCTTTTTATTTCTCAACCCCTCAATGTAAGCTGCCGCTTCTTCCGGGGTATCAAAATCAAGAATTCGTTCAATACACGCTGCAATCACTTTCTTCATCCTATTCACCGCCTTTCGTAAGTTCAATTATTTTGAACTTTCATAGTAAAAAAATATGTCTGAATTTCCGTTTCCGGGAATTCCAAGATCACAGCCGCTTTCTGCATTTCCGGCTGCTTCCAAGCAACCTTGTTATTTAACTTCAAAGATACTGTTCTTTCAGAAAGTCCCATTCTGTCGGCAAATACAGCTTGTGTACCACACTTTTCTACAATTCGCCCGTTAAGCTTAGAATAATCGTATGCCATCGTATCACCATTCCTTTCACTTGAATTTGTACGGCACTTATACAGGGGACTTACAGTGTTACCCCTTGCGGTTGACTAAGCCGCTGCCGGATAGATTCAGTTTTCAAAGTGCCGTTGACCTGCCATCATCAGACACGGACGGTCATTTCCGTGTGACCGGGCTTCCCCGGTTTCGGCTGTATTAGTGAAAAGCCCCGCCTTGCGTCAACTCATAATCGGAAGCATCCTTTTCGGAAAGGGGCTTTTCATAGTCGATATACCCCCAAGCCTGTTTCCAAATTTCATCCACATAGGTTTTGGCGGGGAAATTTACAATCCGTTCAACCGTGTTTCCTTCCGGTTTAGGGAAACTTCCCGGCACAATCGGGCGTTGTGTGCTGTAATATCTCATATCTTCACACCCCCAATCAATATTTCAAGGTGTAAGCTGGAACACCATCAACCGAAGTAAAGTGATACCATCTTGTTTTTCCGTCCTTGCAAAAGCCCATATTTTCCACTTCATAGCAAGCCATTATACCCCAATCGTTAGGATAATCATATCTTTCACGGGCATCTTTCAAGGCTTTCCATAACGGAATGAATATTCTTTTCATATCTATCATCCTTTCCGGGAAGCGGGTTTTACTCCGCTTCCTCAAACTCTACATCACAATCACCGCATATCACATGAACTTCTTTGGTTGCTCTAATAATGCAGCCGCACATGGGGCAAACATATTTGCGGGTAGATTGTTTGGTTTTGGAAGAACCACCCATATTGAAGGAAGGTTTCCTGAAAAGCTGGAACTTCTTATCTTGCAGCCCTTCAACAAAGGCTTTCGCTTCATCATTCAGGCTTGTTTTCGTCCAACCGTACTTTGAATCCTTGTCAACGGTCAACCCATGCTGTTCAGCGGCTTCCTTATATTTCTTATTGTGGTAAGTCCCGCTGCGGCTTGTGTCCTGAACCCCAACTTGCAGATTGTAAAGGTGAACCATTTCATGTAAAAGGGTTTCGCAAATCTGTTCAAAGGGGCGGGCAAGATATTCAGCGCAAATATTGATTTCATAGAACCCTTCTGATTTTGCCGCTTCAATTTCTTCCGGCTTCATATCAGAAATCTTTTTCGGCTCTTGATTGCTCCAAGCTTTCCAAGCGGTACACCATCCGTAAGCACCCTTTGTTGTGTCGGGGCTTACTGTGATAATCGCCTTTTGAAGTTCCCCACCGTAGAACTTTTCATTGAATTTTGAAAATAAATTTTCAAGTTTATCAATTACAGGCTTCAAACTCGTTTCACTCATGGATCACACCGCCTTTCTTACTCTGCAATATCATTAAAGGATAAGCACCTTGTTATAAGATCAATTTCAATCTGTCCGAACTGTGCGTTCTTCAAAGCCTGCACCACTTTATCAAGGCTGATAGGAAAATCTTGTGTTACATCCTTGATTGCGATAACCTCGCCATTCCCTTCAACATACTTCCTCGCTGCCTTTTCATTGGGTGCGGGGATAGCAGCTTTGAAGCAATCCCTTCCATCATCCATATACACCATATACTTTTTCATAAAATCACTTCATCCTTCCTACCGTTGCAGCGGCTTTGTTTTTAAGTTCAATTCCTTTGAACTTGTCCTCATTATAGCATCCGTCTTTGTAGCTGTCAATACTTAAATTCAAGTTTTTTGAACTTTTTTTCTTTACCCCCTTGAACTTATCTTCAAGATACATTATAATAGCATTACAAACAAAGAAAGGGGTGTGTCGCCTTGAAGGAAATTTCTACCGCTGACAGATTAAAGCAAATTATGAATGAACGGGGGTTGAAGCAAGTAGACATTTTGGAAGCCTGCAAGCCTTACTGTATAAAATACAATGTTAAGCTGAATAAAAACGATCTTTCCCAATATGTTTCCGGTAAAGTGATACCAAAGCAAGACAAATTATCTATTTTGGCTATGGCGTTAAAAGTAAATGAAGTTTGGCTTATGGGGTATGATGTTCCTTCCGAACAGGATTATCAAAAGTGGAATGTGGAATTCAATGCTGATAAGCTTTCAAAGGAAACGGAACTTTTGAGAGAAATTCAAAATATATATGGCTTATCCACTCAGCAAGCCGTAGAATTATTTATTCAGCTTGATTCTACCGACCAAGGAAGGGCTTTGGAGCGCATGGAAGCAATGTTAGAGGATAAAAAATATTCTGCAAAAGACGGATCATCAAGCGGGAAGGCAATTTAATATATGTAGATTTTACTCCAAGATAAAATTCAATTATATTCAAGTTTCCATTCAAGTTGAATTTCCTTGTAGCAACCGAATCATTCAAGTCATTCAACTTAATTTTAGTTTCTTACGATATGAAGTAAAAATATTATTGTTCTTCATATTTTTTCACAAAAAATAATATAAAGAGAAACAACAAGTTGAAGTTGAATGGCTGGATGTTTTGAAGTTTATTTTTCAAGAAAGGAATGGTTTTATGAAGAAAAAGATCGGTATAGCTTTAGCGGTGATTTTAGTTGGGGCGTTGTGCTTTGGTATTTCACGCATCGCACAAAATCCTGAAAAGTATCAAAGTCAAGATGAACTTGTGTCTGTGATTTTAGACTGTTCAAAATTTAGTAGAATTTCATCGGAAGAATTGAAAAATGAGTTTGGAGAACCCGAAAATATAGAAGATTGGACTAATGAAACTTCTAAGGGGGATTTCCAAATGCAAATTTATTCCTATAACTTAGAAGATTGCTATGCTGAATTCATTTTATATGAAGATTCCGTTGTGAAGCTGCGCCTGTTTTCAAATTCACAATGGAAAGTTGAAGGGAACGATTCAGACAACATATTTGCCATGTTTGGAATAGAACCGGGGGAAAATGCAAAGAAAACTGTTGACACGGGAACAACTCATAAATTTTCACCCGTATCAGATAAGGTTGCACAAGTTGAGTTTTACAATTACGATGAAGAAACAAAAACTTTTGATACCGTTTATGTAACCTATAATTTGAACTACTTTGACCAATAAACAAAAAATATCCCCGTCAGTGCTGCAACACCAACGGGGACGAATGACCGAAAATCAGGATGAAGTGATTTTAGGCGGTCAGGTTTATTATATCACTTTGACCGCCATTTCTCAAGACGGGCGGTGATGTTATTGAAAAATCCGAATGGGTACGGAACAGTAACAAAGCTGTCAGGGAACAGGCGTAAACCGTGGATTGTGAAAGAAGGTAAGTCCGGGAAGCAGAAGCCTATTGGTTATACTGCTACTAAGGAAGAAGGGCTTATCCTGCTTGCACAATACAACAATGATCCGTGGGACATTAAGACGGACAAAATCACGCTGGAAGAACTCTATACGCTATGGCTTGAAAAACGGGCTGTAAAATTGGGTGCTTCAAATCGAAGTTCCTTGAAATCGGCATATAAGCATTGTTCCAAATTAGCAAAGACAAACTATAAGCAAATCAAATCATACCAAATGCAAGATTGCATTGACGGCTGCGGGAAAGGATATTCCACACAAGGGGCAATCAAAAACCTGTGGGGGCATCTTGACCGCTTTGCAATGGAGTTAGATATAATTATGAAATGTAATTCTAATCTTTTAACCTCTGAACCAATCCCCGAAACAACCAAGGAAGTTTTCACGGATAAAGAAATTTCCCGCCTTTGGGAAAATCAAAATCTTCCGTGGGTGGATTCAATCCTGTTCTTCATTTATACGGGGTTTCGGATTTCAGAAATGCTTTCTTTACGGACTGCCAATGTTGACCTGAAAGAATGGACTATGCGGGGCGGTGTCAAAACAGAAGCCGGGAAGAACAGGCTTGTTCCCGTACATTCAAAAATTCAAAGTATTGTTCAGAAACGCTTTGAACAGTCAAAAGCCGGGTATCTCTTTGAGTATGAAGGAAAGGAAGTAAGCGAAAGCAAATACCGTGAAATTTGGGCTGACCTCATGGATAAGCTGAAAATGAAACATACCCCGCATGAGTGCCGCCACACCTTCCGTTCAAGGCTTGATTCTGCCGGGGCAAATAAGGTGTGTATTGATAGACTTATGGGACATAAGTCGAAGGGTACGGGCGAACGGGTGTACACTCATAAAAATATAGAAGAACTGCGAACGAACATTGAACTAATAACGAATTAGTAACAAAAAAGGCGGGAAGCCCTGTAAAATCAAGGCTTCCCGCTTATTCTGTGGATATTATACCATATCCGGTGAGGAGTTATTTTAATTTGGTAACAAAAAATGCCGTATTTATGCGGTCTGTGGCGTTTCGCAAACG